TTTCTGTTCGGTTGATAATTCCGCTTACCCAACTTTTAGCAGGGTCTCCGCCCCAAGCGTCCCAAGCAACTCTTCCTGCTGAAGGAAATCCTTTTTCGCCTTGAGTAAAACCTTTTCCTGCTTTATCACTTTCATGGCGGGCTAAGAAAGAATTCATACGGCGAATAGTTCTTAAACTAACTGGGCGTCTTGCGGCTAATTGCGCAGCACGAGCACGACCTACATCAGTAAAGCCTCCACCAGCATGTCCTTCTCTAATCCACTCTAACGCTCTTTTAGCAGCGCGAGCAACGCCAGCAGGGGGAGTAAAAGTATCTGAGTCTGCTGCTTTATCTAATTCATCTTCAAGGGGTTCAATTAAAGTAGTTACGCCATCACCAGTTAATCCAAAGGCAACTTTATAGTAATGGTACTCACCTTCTTCCCATTGGTCCACATACTTTTCTACCAGCACTTCTTCGCCTTGGAATAGTTCTTCTAAATCGATTCCATCAAATACTAGTTCAGTATCTAAGAGGACTGGCTGATTCGATATTTCATCTTTACTAAAATCTAAACCACGCTTAGTCAATTCGGCTGTAATGTAGTGATGTGTGACTAGTGTGGCTGAATTAAGTTCCTCTTGATTTAATTTTTCATAGAGGCTTAATAGTTTTTCTGAAGTGGCTTTTTCAACCGCATCAGGAACATTGGCGTATAAGGCTCTTACATGAGCGGCTGCTTTGGCCTTTGTAGGGTGGCAGGCAACCATTTCTCCTGTATTAGGTTTAATAACTGCATAGGCAGAACAACCCTCAACATCTGTGGCGACTTTATACGGCATGGACTTAGTTTACCCCTTCGCAGGCTTCTTAAAGGCTCCCCGCCTCATTAACTCTTTTAGCGCCTCAGGATTATCTTGGGCAGCCATTTCCATTAAGGTTTGCTCAGGCATAGTTCCATAATTCAACTTGGTGCAAGCATTGATTACTGGTACTACTTCTTCCATGGTTTATCCCATCCAAATGTCTCGGCCATTTTAACAACTAGAGGATTTGTTGAAGGCTTGCCTCTATCTTGTCCTACAACGTAATCAACAAATGCTTCAGCAAAGGCCTCTGAAGGGTCGCTATTTCCATAAGTGCTCATAATTTGCTTACCTAAAACTTCTTCACCTTGATAAGTATAAATTTTACTTAATGTTCGGCGAATTGAAGTGTCTTTAGAAGCGAAATCCAATGGCACATCGGGCTTGTCTATAGCATGACCCCATTCATGAGAAAGTACGTAAGTTCGAACTCCTGTTTTGTATTGGGCTTCCATAGAATGCCCGCCCTGCCTCATTTGATTTGGATTCAGCGCATCTCCTTTAATCCACATAAACGACCCACCTTGACCGCCTCTTACTGTTGCTCCAAATGCTGACTCATTGGATACATTCTCAATATCGTCGCCTATTCTAATAACTAATTGGTCAACAGGATACTTTTCTTGTAAGTCATCTACATCTCTCATAAATGAACCTTCATTTACAGAGTTGTGGTGAGGGCTGGCAGATTGATTAGAGAAAACTACTATCTTGCCATTTTTATAGACTCTTGTCGGTTTTTCTTCGAGATACGCCTCATCTGTTTTCGCATAATTTTTATTCCATTCAGTTTTACTTATTGGTCGCCTTTCAGCGTTACTTGTGGCTAACCTATGTGATTCGCTAATGAAGGCTACATACTCTTTATCTGACATCTGGTGCCATTGTCCCTTTTCCCAGTTAGGACCCATTCCGCCGCCGTGAGTTTTTTGGTTGTGGCGCCCTTGTAAATGCTTTACGACTTTTGCTGTTAGGTCGCCATATTCCTGACCCCATTCGTATCCTTCAATAACTCCGTTGCCCCAAGGTATAAATGAAGTCCTTCCGTACTTATCTGAAAATTTTTGCGCTAAATGCGTAGAGGCTGGCTCAATAGTTTTCCCCCAAGCAATAGTTTTATTTGGAAAGCGTTGGTAAAGTTCATCTACTACTTTAGTCGCATAACCTTTATTTTCTTGATAACTTGCAATCATATCTATTTCGATTTGATAACTTTTAACATAAGAAACGTAAGCCAATAAATTACCTTTATCATCGCTCATGTTCAAGAAATTAGAGGTAGATGAGGACACTTCAGAGAAGGCCACATTACCGCTTTTGCCGTGAGTCTTTTGGTTATGTTTGCCTTGTAAGTGTTTCAAAACTGGCGCTTCGGCTGGAACAATAACGGCAGTACAACGGCAATTAGGGTGCGCAGGTGGCATTTGGTCGCCTGTGCTAAAAGGTATAGTCCAGGCAATTTCAAAGCCGTTCATTGGCGCACAAACAGGACAAGTTCTTTCATCTCTAGCAGTTATCCAACGCTTAGTACTTCCAGCAGGTAACAAATCTCTTTCATTTGCTTCCATCCAACTCAAATACCGCCCAGCGTTAGTAGCGGCTGATATTTCGGTCCTAGCAATACGTATCGCTCTTTGCTTGACTAATCTAACTCTATATTTATTGCCCTCTTTCTCGGCTTTCTTGGCGGCTTCTTCATAAGTCATTCCGTCTTCTAAATACTTATTTAGGCGTTTTTCATAAAATGTTCCGAGCGCTCGGCTTTGGCGTTTATCTAATCCGACAGTTTGCCTTAGTTCGGCAATAATTTCTTCTCTAGTTAGTTTCGTCCTTAGCCCATCAGATATTAAATTAGATATGGCTTGCTGAGTTTCTAAAGTAATGCCTTGAATTCTTTTGCCCGCTTGAGTTTGCGCCCAAGCAATAGCCCTAGGGTCTTTTGACTCAAAGTTGTAGTCGTATCGGATTTTTCTAGGTAGGTTTTTAGAGTGGAGATTAGCCATTGCCGCAATTTGCTTGCTTAAGGTGGGAGCAGTCTTATCCAATGACTCGATAAAGGCTCGCCAATTTAATGCGCTAGGGACTTTACTGGCACTATTGGCTCTTAAGGCTTCTAGTATGTCATTTAATACTTTTTGGTCACCTAACTGATTACGGACATCATCAAATGCCTTGCTATAGATGTCGTAAATTTCCTTTTCGTACTTAGTCAGCCCAGCATTAGGCTTTCTTAAGTTCGGGTCTTTTAAGGGTCGGGCTTTTCGGACGAAAGGCATTACGCCTCATTTTCATTAGTTGATGCAGGCTCGTCCATTTCTAAGCCCTCATCTTCCGCTTCGCCATCTCCTTCAGTTTCAGTTTCAGTATCAGCAAGTTCGCTATTGTCGTCAGAAGGCATTGGCAGTCCAGCAAGTCCACGTAAGAATTCTTCCAACTCAAGGTCAGGAGTCATAGCGCCAGCACCGATTAGTTTGCTTACATACTCACTAATCTCGCCTAAGTCAACGCTACTTACTTCTGAGTACTTCAGTTCGGGAGTTGTTTCAACCTTCATGCCATTTAACTTTAATAGCCGTGGAATTGCGTGTTGATTAACAACTTCAGCAATAGATTTACAAATAGCCTCAACAGCCATTGTCCATAAATCTATCTTTGAGGACCCCAAGGCAAACGAGCCTACTCGTTCATGCCCTAGAAGAATAAAGTCAGATAGAACGCTCATAGCCATACGTTGGTCGTAACGGCTAATTACTTTATCTGTATCGAATTGTCTTTGACCGCCAGCAGAAAGTAACTGTAAGTCAAACATCTTATTGCCTTTATCATCAAATACTAATGGAAATACAATTCCTTCTTGTTCATTTCTTTTTACATTTTGCACAATCGCAACAATAGAATCTCTTACTGCTTGTTGGTCTGCGCTCGCAGTAGAACTTAAGTATTCAGGAGGTAAGTAAGCAATAGGCAATCCAGCAAGGTCACGCTCAATACCAATTGCTTCGATTTCTTCTATTCTGCGCTTAAAATACCAAGGGCGATAAGCAGTTCTTAATAATGATTTGCCTTCAGGGTTATTTTTTTGAGAGGTAGTTCTAAATAGCAACGCCTTGTCGATAGGAATTCTATGTATGCCAGCACCATACGGGTCGATTTGTTCAAAGCCTTGTATGCCGCCATCTTTATCAAACATCCAATTGTTATGAGTTTCTTGGGCACGGATTGGCCACTTACGCCAACCAATTTTGCCATCTTTATATTTACTTCGCTTCGTTGGGTCGTCTGTCTCTAGGCCAGTTCTAATCTTGTAAACAATTTCATGG